AAGTTTCACGCTGCCGACGCCGGTAGCAGAAACATCTTCTTGAACAACGCCGATTGCCTCACTCGCAGTGACGAGTGCGGCGGCTGCATTGTCGCCGGAGACGCGCACCAGCGTGTTTGCCGAAATCGCACTCGCGAAGGAGAACGAACGGAATGTATTGTCGATTTGTGTAGCCATGATGATTAGAGATTGGAGAGTTGATTGGAATCGCGGAGGGCGATGTATTCGGCGGGGTGATTGCTCATCGCGAATTTGATCGCGGCGGTCTTGCTGCCGAGTTCGGAAGTTTTCGCTTCGATGAGTGCCTTAAGGTCGAACTTCTCGACGGGCTTCTCTTCGGCGGCGGCGCTGCCCTTCATGGGAGCGGCCCCGAAGTTGGAGATGATTGTGTCGAGTTTGGCAGAGAGTTTAGACATCTCGGAATCTTCAACCTTCGGCTCTTCGGCCATTTGCTCTTCGGGCTTCTCTTCCATTTTCTTCTTGTAATCGCCGAAGGCGGTTTCAAGAGCAGCAAGGCGAGAAACGATGTCAGCGATGCTGATCTCGTCTTCCTTGGGTTCGATTTCGATCTTTGCGTCTTCCATATCGCTGGAAAAATTGTCAACTCGCTTGGCTTCGAAAGAGAACAGACCAGTGGGATTCGCGGCAGGGGTTTGGACGAGATCGGCGCTGTAAAGCTCTTCACATGATGCGAAGCGTTTGCCATCGATCTCGCGCACAGGGCCAGAGAAAGCGATCGAGATACCGAAGGTGTCTGGCAACTTCTCGGCGATCTCGAGAACATAGTCCTTGCGCTCGGCATTCTTGAGAAGGTTTAGATCGGCGACGAGTTTTTCGCCTATGATGCGAAAGTTGTCGCAAAATCCAACGATGTCCTTGATCCCCGCGCCGTGATCCAAGTTCACCTTTACGCCGCCAGCGTAGGACTCCGCACATGCTTTCACTTCCTGCAATGTTATGCGATCCACGAAAAGGCCGTGGCCTTTGGCTTCGCCTACGCTGATCACGCTCACGCCTTCGATGATGTCGCTCATGCGAAGGCGCGAGTGTCAAAAGAAGAACCCCCGAATTACGCATTGTTAAGAGGCGCGGGGGCTATGATAAAGGTAGGTGCGATGGAGTCCAGGTCGCTCGGTTGCTCTATGTTTGTCCTTGGAGTAATAACGCACGAATGCGCCAAGTAGGGTAGGGGTCAACCATACGGATGCCGTTCTACCTCCCTAGAGCTACGACCAATTAGCGTGCCGCCCTCAATGCTCCACCGCAAATTGTTTGCCCCGCCGCGATGCTCTTCCGGACAACCAGAAGCCTTGCCACATCGCGCTTTTCAGTTCCGAGAACCTACTTCGTCTGACATAGGAACGGGGAAAGATCAATCCTTGTATCGATTAACGATATCGTCAAGGTAAAATTCTTCCAAAGCAGCCTGCGCGAGCATCAGAATCTCAAGCTCATTTTCTTCGCGGCAACCTACAATCTCGAACGATGTTGAGATTTCTGGCTTGATGCGATTGGCCGAGATGTTGGTTGCTATGCCCGTCACCGGAACTTGCGCGGAGATGGAAAGCGCCACCGGCCCGATTGCCGGAGATGCCTGCACGCCAGATACGGCAACCGTGTTGGAAATTTTGATTTCTGGCTCGCCGACTTTGAGCTTGCCGGTAACGCCGCGCTTGATCTCGACAACTACGCGCTGGCGCTCGCGATATAGGCCACCAGGCAGATCGCGCGGCGCAATGGCCGGCGGTGGCGGTGCGCCGGTTTGAAGCAATCCCTGCGAGCCGATCGAGAGTGGCGTTGGGCTTGGCAGCAAGCCCTGCGTGGCGATAAGCAGGCTTGTAAGAATTGTCATCAGTCGCGAGAAACTGTTGTGGTGTTTGTCCCGTCACCCCCGATCGTTTGCGCAATCGCGCCAGCGGTGCGGCTCGTTGGTGTGACGGTGAGAGTCTCGCCGTCTTTGAGGCCGTGGATCAAATACATTTCATCAATCTCCGCGCCGACAGTTCCGGATGGGTGATCGCCCCGTGTGACAAGCGGATCGCGCACCGTAGTGAGTAAATACTCGTCGCCTGCCGTCGGCACAACGCACCAGTTAGAATCTACGGTGGCGGTGTCGGTGCCGGTATCAAAAGCAAGAATGAAGCGCGCCTGCTTGTCGTCGGTGTCTTGGTTTGTAACAACGATTGTTTGCCCGACGCACAAGGTTCCGATTGGCTCAAGTGTGATTGTATTCGTAGTCGCGGAGACCGTCTGTCCATCTGCGATGATACGCTCGTCGGCAATTTGGCGAAGCCTCTTCCCCGCCGATCTGTTGACGTTGTGCGTTGCACCTGTGAGAACTTCGTCCCACACGGCATCGGCGATGCCTGCGGTGGTGGCGGTGCTGCGGCTTGAGATTGTGGCGTCGATGTTTGTTTTTAGGAGCGTGCCGATTGTGCTGCTTGTTGTGATGGCGGATAGCGCATAATCCCAGACACCCTTTGTGATGTCTTCAATCGCGGGCGAAACTGTTTGAGCGAAAGTCCCCGTAAGTTCGTTAGCAGGGCCGTAAACAACGCCATCTTTGACATCGGCCTCGTCGGGCATCCCAGTAACGTTATCGGCGGTAACGAGGTTGCGCTTGGCGAGGAGGTCGCTTGTCGGGACTTCGATATAGGTGCTGGTGTTCAGCGTCGAGGCCCAGCGCCATGCGTTGCAACCAATGGGGTTCACGCCGAAAGTTGGCGAGGTTAGGAATGGGCCAGTTAGGAGTGTGACTTGGGCGCGGTTCGTGCCGCCAACGCCGCCAATAAACTCGCTGGCTTCGATTGTGCCGACGATGAGCATGGTGCCGGTAGAAATGTTGGATGCGCCGACAGTAGCAACTCCTCCTATGCATTTTCCTGTGATAGTTAGTGACCCAGTTGAATTATTTCTTGCGCCGGAAGATATGGCTCCGGTTGGCCCTCCCAGACAATCTCCAGTGATTATTAGCGATCCTGTTGAATTATTATTTGCGCCAGCCGCACCGATCGATCCGCCTCCGCTGCCTGAAGTGCAGTTTCCTGTAATGGTAAGAGTTCCAGTTGATGTAACATTTACTGCCTGCGCTCCCTGCACCGTGCCGCCCGTGCAATTTCCAACTATGCTGGCTGATGCTGGAGATGCGGCAGAAAACTGCAGGCAATCGCGTGTGATTGTTGTTGATTTATGAGTGACATTTGCAGTGAGGGTTACTCCATCATTTAGAATAAAAAGCCCCGTGCCTGCATTACTGATCTCATCGCAAGTCGTATTGACATCGATGGTGACGGTATGCCCCGTCGATGCGCGGGCTTCGTCGCCCGTGGTTGGAACGACGCCGCCCGTCCATGTCGCCCCAGCTGAAAAATTGCCGCTGGCTGCGGAGGTGATGAGGGCCATGATCAGAGTCCTTTCGCTTGAAGGTAGGTCTGAAGGGCTTGCTGGATCGCGGCGACGGCTTGCTGCTCTTCGGCGCTGGCTTGCGCGAGTGAGCCGAGGACGACAGCCTTGCGGTGTTCCAGACCGGCTTGTTCGACCACGCCGTCTTCGATTCGTGTCGGGATCAGGGACATGGCGACATTGGCGTCTGGCTGGCCGTCTGGCTTGTAGAAGCCCGTGATGGCGAGGTTGAGGCTGAAGCGGTCGTAGGTTTTGCCGTCGATGGTGATGGGATTTGTGGCGTTCATATTTTTAAGCGAGTAAGATCAAAGCGTTTTTTTCTGTGGGCGTGGGAAATTTCAACTCAAAAGCGCCATCGAACACAGGCCGATCTGCGCCGAAGTTCAGCGTGCAAAGCACAGCATTCTCTTTGCTGGCGTTGTAGATCAAAGCCCCGTGCGCCGTGAAGGTGGCTCGGTCGATCTTGAGATCATCAAAAGTGACATAGGCATTCGCGCCTGCCATGCCGCTTTTGAACCCCGTCAGCACATACCCGCCGCGATCGTAGCCAGCGCCCGCCACTTCGCCTTCTGGCGTGTAATGCTTCGTTGCTGGCCCGACTTGTGCGCGGGAGCTGTAGAGCGCGATCTTGTAGGTGTCGCTCGGCTGGTGCATGCCAACCAAGAACTGCCGCTTGGCTTCGAGTGCGATTCCTTGCGCGATCATTTCGAGGCTCCTTCCCATTGCACGCGGCACACCGCGAAGCGTTGTTTTGAGTCTGGATATTCTGCATTCATAGTATCATCGGCCATACAGCGATCGTAAAAATCTTCTTGCTCTTCTTTGCCTTCGGGAGTCGGCATCACAAGCTCAACCTTGCGTTCAAAGCCGATCGCCTGCCCGTGATCGTTGCGCTTGAGTTCTGCGCTGATCTTGGTTTTGCGCTCAAGCTTCTTGCTGCGGTTGATCTGCTCAACCTTCGCTGCCGCCCAAGTCTGCCCAGCATCCCCACCCCACAAGGCCCAAGCGATGCGGCCTGCGGATGGAAAGCCATCTTCGCCCGGAGAAAAGCCTTTGCCTTTCTTATCGACTTCGTGGCGCGAAAAATAGCTGTGCATGCGCTTCACGGTATCGTCGGAAAGATTGTCGCCATTGGCGATATTGCGCGCGCGAGCCACGCCGATATTGGTTCCGCCGCGCCCGTGTTCACGCCGCCATTCCAATCCGCGCTTGGCTTCTTCGATCATGCCTGCGGTGGGTTTGTGCTGATCGGCTTGGAATTCGGCTTGAACCGGCTCGGCGGGGGCCGCAACTGCCTTCGCTTGGATCAATTCATCGGCGGCTTCTTTGCTCATGCCGAACACCTCAACAAAGATAATCGCCACCTGTTCCGGCGTAAGCGTGCCGCGTCCCATTGCATCAAGGATTCCAGCCAAGGCATCCGTGCCACCGATGCCGATGGATTCAATGAGCGGCGGTTCATCTTTTTCTCCAGGCTCGGCAGCCGTATCGATTTCAGTCTTGACAACAGAATCGGAAATACGGATCGGCTCAAGACTGTATTCAATGCCCAAGTCTTTAATCATCGCCGCTTCCTTCGCCCTAGCGCGAAACGCTTCTTCGTAGTCTTCGCCCATCTCGCTGTAAATCTGCCCAGCGGTTTTGAGTCCCGCCTTCCACAAAGCAATGTCGGCATTGGCTTCGCGGCCATAATCGATCGAAACCTTGGCAGGCCAGCACCAGCGGCCATCAAGCAGATATTCACTTTCGGGAAGCAGGCCGCGAGATTGCGCGTCGAGAAGCACGATGTTTTTGATGCGCTCAAGGAACTGTGATTCCAAGAGCCTGCGCCAGCGTGCAAAGGTGCGCTCGGCCATCGCAGCTTCCATGCGCGCCATCGGGCCGCTCTTGTCGGCATCGAATGCGAAGCCGTAGGGCAATCCAACCGACATACAAATGTGAGATTGAACGAGACGAACGAACTCGCCAAATGCTCCACCTGGGCGGTTGGATTCAAACATCTCCATCTTCTCGCCGGGGGAAAGATAATTGATCGCGCCGGGGTCAATATTGGAAAGTTTCTCGCGCTGGCCGAGATCGTTCTGGTTGCTGGTGGCAAAGTAGTCGGCAGCGTCAGCAGATCCGTTTTCGGTGACGATCACGCCGGTTTGATAGCTGGCATACTTGATCGCTTGGATTTCGGCCTTCAGAGCTTCCTGCAAGTCGCGAGCCGCATTGAGCGCGGTTGCGAAGGCCGAGCGGCCACGGTATTCATCAAGGCGGGTAGCGTCGAACAAGTGGATGAACTCGGCGGCGGGGATATCGGTAGGCGAAACGTATTGATTATTGATCGTGCGAACGAATATCTGGTAGCTGGAAGGTCGGCCATATTCGTCAAGATTGATGCCGCCGATGTAGGTATCCGAATCAATCAAGCGGTTGTAAGGCGAACCAATGCGATCGGCTTCGACGGCCTGTAATTTTAGCTCGCCCTTGTCGCGAACGATGATGAACCCGCAATCGCCATCGCGAAGGATCGCAAGCACTGCAAGCTGCAAGAGTGTCACGAAATCATGCTTGCGAAGGAAATCACAACTGCGGCACCAGTTGCGCCAGTAGCGTTCCACTTGCTCATCAACATCCCTGTCGCCTGTGCGGGCTTGGTAGCTCAAGCGGCCAGCAACATAGGTGGCAAACTTCAAGAGTAGCGAGCGAACGGGCGGGAAATTATCTGCGAGATCGCGAGCGGCGCGGATGAGTTTATAGCGCTCTGCGGTTCCTGCGGTGTCTTCTGCGCCGCTGATGTTGCGAGAGATGCCGCGCTTGGTGGAGTCAAGCGCCGAATCGAATCGCCCGAAGTTGCGAAGCTTCTCCTGCGAGATCATTCGCGACATCGCCGCCTTGGGCGAAACTACCGCAAGTGCCTTTGTGATGAAATCTTGCTTCATGGATATTGTGTCGGGAATGCTGTAACAACTCTTTTTACTCTAGTTCCCCGTGCGTTGTCAATGGCAGCTTGGAGTTCCTTGATCGTTTGCGCCACTTCGCCCAAGTTGGCGCGAGTGAAGCTGCGCCCCGCGATGCTGTAACTTGCGCCTGCCACGGCGATTGCTTCTAGGCAGGCGAGAAATTGCGTTTGCAGGCCCTGGAGCGCGGCGAGCGGCAGGCCGAAGTAGGATTTGGAAAGTGCCATTGTTTGGTGCGTTGTGTCAATTCTCGCCAACCGGCAGCACCCCAGCAAGCATGGCCGATGCGAGCGCGATACATTCGCAATCCCAGAGATGGTTGGGCCGCCCGCCGATCTTTACCCATCGAGCTTCGACTTGTTTCGTTTTAGCGTTCACAATGTCCTTCTTCATTTCGGAGAGCATATGCTTGCGATAATCCTCCGACACATCTCTCGGCACTTCCCATTTCGGCGCGGCCCCAGGTTGGCGAAGCGAAGCGAGCTTGTCTTTGATGCCTTCGTTCGAGAAGAAGAAATAAAAGGCGCGAAGGTTGTCGCTACCGGCAACCGCCGTCTCGATCTTGGAAACAAATTTCTTGACACGCCTACCGTTGTCCATGTGATAAAAACCATCCTGTCCCGAGCCGTGTGATGCCGTCCAGCCGTTGCGAGCGCATCGCTCATAGACGAGAGCGGTGTCGAAGCCAGCGTCTATCACCACGGCGCGCGGGTGGACTTGATATTGCAACGCTATCGACTCAATCATTTCCCAAGTCAATACCTTGGCTTCCGTCAAGAGCATCGAACTGCCATCAGCGCGGAAGGCGCGGATCGCGGCCCAGTAGTGATCTCTTTGCACATCGACGCAAAGAAATCGCCGATGCTCGCCATCAATCTTTTGCCCGTCAATGAAGTCTGCCTTGGAATAGTCGCCAGTGGAGATTTCTGGCAAGCTACTTGTCACTTCCTCCTGCCACACCTGCGCCTTGCGTTTCTGAACGAATTGCTTGAGCGGTTCCAGATTCCCAGCGTGCTTGCTCTCCTGTGCTTCGATCCATTCGCGAACGATCGAGAACCACGGAATCCACCACACGGCGTAGGCAGGGAACTCGAACGATCGATGCCCGCGGATCGGGTGCGGGTTTAGGGCGCGGTAACTGGCGCTTGCCGACAGTTGCCTGCGAATCGCCGCCGTGTCGGCATAGGTGGCGTGACACGCGGGACACTCCATCCGAATCGAGTCTTGCACTTTATCCCATAGCACTTCGCCTGTTTCATTCTTCGCGACATCGTATTTAATGTCATCGAAAGTGTAACGATTCCACGCCCCGCACTTGCATTCCCATCCCCACACTTCCCGCGTCCCGCTTTCCCACTCGGCATCGGCTTCGTGATCGCTGTCCCAGCCCTGCGAAACGAGAATTGTTTTCCGGTTCCACCTATCGTGATGCCTTGCCTTTAGCTCGCGGATCATCCCGTGCTTCCAGCGCCAGACTTCATCGCCGATGCAGTAGCGCATCGACTTTTCTTGCAAGTTCGTCATGTTGGCGCCGCCGGCAAATAACACCATGTGGGGAAAGAAGATCGTCGTTTTGCGCAGCGCGTGGCGATCTTCGGGAAACAATTCTCTCACAGGTGCGCACTCACGGAATATCGGGAGCAGGCGCGATTCTGTCCAATCCTTCACCATGTCATCTGTCTGGCCTACGAATAATGTTGGGCCGGGCTTCTGTGCCACGATAAAACAGGCCAAGGCTTCCATCATCGTGGTGTTGTGCGTGACAGTAAAATCTCCGAGCATGAAAAGCCCATCGCCATCGATTTGAAAGCCGTAATAATCGTCTTCGCCAATAGATTCAACCGTTATGCCGACATTCAAAACATTTTTCGACTGTTGGCGCGGAGATGCTTTTTTTCTTGAAATGCGACATGGAACCATATCGCAATCTCCAGAAATTGAAACTCTAAAATATTCTCCAACAACCCCGTTGTTTGTGCATTTTTTCTTGCATGGAGATTTATATGCGGCCAAGCCGACCGATCGCGCAACAAAACAAACATCATCGGCTAATCGCTCTATTTTTGTAATATAATCAAACCCGTTACGGCTTAACGATCCGTCCGTATCAATGAGTCCAGCAAGCAATTCAAGCCTCTCATGCCTGCTTGCTGTTTTATATTGCAATGGGACGTGTTTGTTGCCGATCAAATTAAATTCTCGCAGCTTATCTAATATGGCATTTTTATAATTACGGCCAGCCCCGTTTATATTTGTAATTGTGATTTCTGGGCATGAATCTCCGCGCTTCACAAGACGATAATTCATCCCGCAAGAAAATGCGTGATCTTGCAATTCATCCCAAACCTCTTGATCTATGCCAAACCATTTCGTTCCCTCGCTACTGCCATCGCCAATCCACAAGCCTAAAATATATGGAGGCAACGCCCAATGCGCCTTTTCCTGTAAAGAGAAATCAACCCCAGCCCGCCATCCCTTCATGCAATGCTTGTAGGTTTTTGATTCCTTCAAATAATCCGCAATGGAAATATTTTCGATTTGATCCTTGTGATATTTCTTGCCAGAGATGGTTTTGGTTTTATTTCCCGTCATGCGCAATGAAAGGATGTGGGTTTTGTTGGCCGTGTAGCTGTCGCCCTTCATTGGAATGATTCTAAACATTTCCTCGCGCCCGCGAGCCAATGAAAGCACTTTGCGAGGCTTGCTATCTGGCCCCATCAATTGATCGCCGACTTGTATTTGCTCAACCGGCTTGATCGTTCCATCAAACATCAAGACGGGCGTGCCGAGTCCAAGACATTTTCCGGCACCTGTTGAAGCGCGAATGAACACCTGCGTTGTCTCGTCATCGCTTGCGGCGAGTAGCGGCTCGTTCATCCACGGCGCCACGGTGCGATCGAAGCGGGATGCGCGATCCGAATTGGGGAAGTGAACATGATCTTCGGCCCAATCAAGCAGAGTGCCATCGAAGGCGAGCTTGATTCCGTCGCGAATTCCTGATGCGAGCGGGTTCATGGTTTCATCCCGAATGCCTTCATCAGCGTCTCTACAGTCGGCGAGCTATATTCTTTCGGCGCGCAAGGCTCTTCGTCGCCATCATAAAAAGCTGTGTCCCAAGTGACATCAAACAGCTTCCGCAGCCCGCGAGTGGTGAGCGTGATCTCGCCCTCCTCGGCGAATTGTGGGTATTTGCGGCAGTATATCGCCCAGAGCGACGATTTAGTCATAGCTTCGGCATTCCTTCATCATCTTGTCGATTGCGGCCCTGAGCGCCGGCCACTCGTGCGGGTCGATCTTGATCACGCCCGGCTCGGCATCGTCCGGCGATTGCGTAATTTTTAAGAACTCGCCACCGCACTCATCAACGATCTCGATCTCTGTTGTGCCTTCGTGGAATATCGGTTCACCCTTCACGCACACAGCAATCTTCAATGTTCGCGTTTCGTAGGTCACACTAATTCGGGGAGCTTGCGATCATCCTTGGCTTCAAAGATGAGTTGCGCCACGCGCTCAAGCGTGTATGGGCAGGCATCCATTCGTTTTGTTTCGTATCGGTCTTCTGCCTCGTTGTAAACTTCGGCATTGAATTGTAAATACTCGCCGCCGCCATGTTTAAGGTAACTGCGGATTTCGTTAGTAATGTCATCGATGAGCAGGAGCGCATCAAGCCCCGCCAGAGCGAATGCGTGATCATCTCTGTCTTCTGGCAGATCGAATTCAAGGATCGCTTTCATTATTTTCTGGTCTTTAGGAGTTCATAGACTTCGGCTTTTGCCGAGTGGTATTTTTCAAGAATGCGAAGAACGCAATTTACGGTATCATCGTCATCGTCTTCCGCGAACTCGTAAACGTGCGCGGCTATCTGGTGCAGTCTTTGGCTGTTGGCTTTGTAGTATTCGCGAAGGCTTTCATCAAGCTCTCGGGTTGGTTTGGATTTGGGTTGTTTCATAGTTTCTCAAGTTCCTCTCTGATCTCACTCAATATCTGCTGCGTGCGCTCATGCAACTTCTTTCGCAATTCGGCTTCGCCCAGGCCCGCCAGAGCGCCACTGGCATCGTTGACCAAGGCTGCGAGTTTGGCCGAGAAGATTGCGCCGATGCGGATGCCGCTCTCCTTCACCGCGCTCACTTCCACAAGTTCCCCACGATCTTGCGCGATCTTGAGCCGCAGCCTTTCGCTTTCGAGAACGAGCTTCTGAAGCCGCGCATCGTTAAGGGAGGCCGGTGCGTTTTGGCCGTTGCCGTTCGCTGCCAAATAATCTTCCCGCCACTTCGTTGCCTTGTCGATGTCGTCCATCGGGCATCCGAGCTTTGCCCATTTTGCAACAGCGCCTTGGGTCATTCCCCAAGCGCGGGCGATGGCGTTCTGGCCGGTTGAAGATCGCGGGCGTCCGGCCATTTTCAATTACCTTGTGTAAATTGTTTATTCATAAGGGAGGGAAACGAGTTTGGTTACCCGCATGGATTGCATTTTTACGGAAGCCTCCCAAATTTTTTGAAAACTTTTCAGCATTTTGTAAACTCACAAAGTCTCATAAAGCGCCACAATCGGCTTTAAAGCGAGTTTGACGTTGTTCCGCTCATCATCCCGCCATTCGGCCACAGGACGAGAATTAAACAGTTCAACGAGCCCGCGATTGAGTTTCCCTGCGTAACTCAACCAGTGGTTCGGCGCGCCCGTGGTTCTCTCGGGATCATGCTCGCTGCGGTTGGCCGAGCCTGGCGGTGGTAGCAACCCACAGAACTGTGCGCCTACCTTGGCAATGTCCTGCGGCCAGAGTTCCAGTTCAAGCTGCTCACGGTTGCGAGCAAGGAACACGGCCTTGTCTGCATCGGCAAGCGGGATACCGAGCGAAACGATCCACTCGCCCTTCGGCCCCCGGACATGTTCCCTGCCCATAAGCAGCATCTGCCCACAGTCGGCCATGGTAAGCACAGCATCCCGTGCGGCGTCCTTTGCCGTGGCAGCGAGATGCTGCGCCAGCGTGTATTGTTCCTTTGCTCTCTGCTCGATAGCTTCAAGCGTTAGCGTTGTTTGTTGTTCTACGATTTCCATTTGTCTGTTTGTATGTTTCTTTTGCTTCCTCTGATTTCAAGGCCGGCGACGGTGGAAGCCCCGTCTCGGCCAGAAAGTCACACGCGATCTTCGAGATCGCCTGCTTGGTGCAACCCAGATGCCGCGCAGCTTCGAGCATCGACATGCCTGCCGTCAAGGGATGCCCGAGCGCATAGGCCACGCCCCACAAAGTTTTGCTGCGGCTGTAGCCGTGATCGCTAAAAAAGGTGATAAACCTGTTCAGTGTCCCCATCAACCGCTCGCTCGCTTCTCGGTAGGCCGACAGGGGTTCTTCAGTCGGGAACAACCGCACATCCCGCAGCCCATCAACTTCTCCATCGCACACCGCCGCAAAATCAATTTCGTATGACGCTTCGTCGTAATCACTCGCGTCTCGGGGTTCGTGGCGGCTCATGTCTGTTGAAAGTTCTTATCGGTTTTTTCAGCCTGTGTCAAATGCCACATCGCACAATGTTCGCACAAGTGGGCACGCAGGCTTTCTTTGTTTACGCGCTTGCGCCGGGCTTGCCAAGCATAAAATGCCGTGGGGTATTTTTTGAGCAGGGCGTGCCGGCACAGGCCGGTGAGTAGTGGCACTTCCTTGCTCGTGAACTTGTGACCGTTTGCACACACCCTGCGGCGGCGGGTGGAGCCGTCAGGTTGTTCTCGCGAGTCGCAAACTATGGTTGGGGTTTTGCAGGCTGGGCAGTTCATTTGGGAATTATTGTTTCTCAATATGGCGTTCTTCAAACCGGCTGATGTCGCCGCGCATATAAAGCGAAACGATCTTGTCCCGCTCACCCGAGCGGTTCTTTTCAATGCGAAGGATCGGGCCATCTTCGCTTGGAACGATCAGCCACACATGATCGGCATGGTGGCCGATGGCGCGGCTTTCGCGCAAGCGCCCGTCTTCGTTGAGTTGCGAAGCCGTGGCAACGGCAATGTTAAGGGTAAGGGCAAGCGCCTTGAGTCGCCGGGTGATTTCAGAAACATGCTGCTCGCGCGTTTCGTTCTTTGCCAAGTCGCGAAGGTGAACGAGTTGAATGTAATCGAGAACGAGAAAGTCGAGCTTGTCTTTTGAGCGTAGCTCACGCGCGCATCCTTCGATCGATTCCCAATCGCCATAGCCGCTTTCGATCTGAAGTGGGAATTGGCTTAACTGCGTGATGCCTGCCGTCACTCTTTCGAGTTCTGAATGATTCATGCCTTCATGCATGGCGCGCACCCTGGTGCCGATCAAATTCCCAACCATGCGCCTTGCAACATCCTTTGCCGGCATCTCAAGGGAAAACACGGCGGTGTTCTTGCCCTTCTGTGCCGCATCAAGTGCCATCTGGAGCAAAAGGATCGATTTGCCACCAGAAGTCTCTGCGGCAACAACGGCAAGCTCTCCACGCTTGACGCCACCCGTGGTTAATCGATCCAGCGTGGAAATTCGTGTTGAAAATGCTTCTGTAGGCTCTGCGCGCTCAATGTCAGCGATCACTTCCCCGAGCACGCTTGCAAGCGTTGCCCTGTTGCGATCAATCGATGTGCTAACCTTTGCAAGCGCGTCTGCCGCATCAGGAATACTGCCGCGCTGCTGCGCGAACTCCCTGCTGGCATCCTGCGCAAGCGTGCAGGCTTTGCGGTATCGGGCCACTTCAGCAAGAATCTCGCGGTGGTAGGCAGCAATCCCGGCATCGGCCTTCGGGTATAGCGTCCAATACTCCATCAGCCCGTGGTGGCCACCCACAGAATCAAGCAGGCTGCGTTCTGTCAGATCGGCTTCGATGGCGAAATAATCGCTCACGGCGCCCTTTTCCCTGCACCTTTTGGCGCAAGCGAGAAGTTCCTTGTGCTGCGGGTAAAAAAACAAGTCTTCGGGCCAACTCATCGCATCAAGAATTCGCAGGTCTTGGATGATGCAGGAGATGGCGGCTCGCTCGCTTGGTTCGTTCACGGGCAACGCTGGGCGCATTGGCAGAATGTTCTCTTCGTCTTTGGTGGCCTTTGGCGTGTAGGTTGGCATGGGTTAAAGGCAGCGTTTGGGGGCAGGCGCAGCCGCCCCTATATTCTTATCTATTCTGGTAACGCTTTTGTAACGCTCAGATCGTTTCATTTCTGTTACATCAGCGTTACTTCGATGCTTGTTGACTCTGCGGCTCACAAGCGCCCTGTCTTTAGCGGTTTGACTGCAATGGCGATCAAAGTTTACAAAGGTGATTTTTGCATCTTTGACGCGCAACCATCCTGCTTCCACCATGCTTTCAGCGAAACCTTGATGCCCCGCCAATTGATTCAAATGCGAGAGTGCTGCAATTGTTGTAACGCCGTCAGCGTTACAATTGCGTGACGCCCATCCCCAGACTTTGATGAGCGCGCCGACAACGGCATTCGTGTCGAGATTCGTCAAGCTCGCGATCTGTAACACTTCCGGCTTTTCTGGCAAGTGCAACTCGACTTTAATCCATTCAGCGGCCATAATTTTGCTCCTTTGTTTCTGGCCGCTTTGACCAGTTGGGATTGTATAGTTTTGTGTCTGCGGCCTTATGGCAAGAGTTGCAGACCGTAATTAAATTGTCCATGTGATCGGTTCCTCCCTCTCTTTTTTTTAATATGTGGTGAATATGTAAGGCCGTCTCTTTTGTGTTTCCGCAAATAGCGCAAGTGTATTTATCTCTCTCAAGCGTTGCTTGCCTCGTCATAGACCAAACCATTTGCAGTTCAAATTGTTTTCGAGCATTCTCTTCTTTTTTAATTTCCCATTCTTCTTGTCTTGTTCGATACGCTTCAGCTTTTGCTCTCTTTTCAGCCGGCGATGTGGCGCTGTAATTTCCGTCAAAACTTAACCAAACACCATCTTTTCCATCAAAAATCCAAGGCAACATTTCATCATCAATATCTAATGCTTCTGGATTTTTGCATGCAAGCATTCTGGCGGTCACGGCTCTCTGTGCCATAATCGGCGGCAGATCGTTTAGCTTAACTCTCTGTTTCATTGTAATAAAGAAAAACCCTCCACACCTTCCGGCTGAAAAATTGGCCCATGCAAAGGCTCCGGTCGGTGTGAAGGGCAAAATGTTTGTTGC